CAAAAGAAATATAGACTATTGTGAAAGATTTAAAAACAAAAGAAAGAAAAGTCAGCTACGAAAAAGTAGTACAGACTTATATCCTGAGCTATGAATTTTGAACTAGAAGAATATGTTATTGGAGCATTAGTATTAAAGCCTGAACTAGTTAAGAGTGTTGTTATTCCTGATAATTGCTTTCTAGATAAAACTAATAGATTTATGTTCAAACTATTAAAAAAGCAATTTGAAGAGTATGGAACTATTGATATTAAAGGTTTACCAGTCAATTACAAAAAATACTTTACTGAAGAATATCCGATAAATGATATTTTAACTAAATTGACTTTAGCAATGGAATCAATTCCAACAACGTCAAATTTCGATTATTATCAAAAATCTTTATTTTCACGATACGTTGAACATCAAATTTTAAATGCTATTAAAGAATTTAATGAAACAAAAATAACTAAAGAAGAATTGTTTGATTTGATTCATAAATACGAATCCTTAGGAATTGATACTCAAGATCATCATTATTCTTCAAAGGAAATATTTTCTCTTATTAATTCGCAAAACAAAGGAATTAAGTTTAGATTTAATAAATTATCAGATGTCGCAAATATCCAGGAACATGATCTAGTAATTATTGCAGCAAGGACTGGAATAGGAAAATCAGGTTTTTGTTTAAATCTTCTAGAAGATATTTCAGATAGATATAATTGTATCTATTTCAATATGGAAATTGCTGAAAAACAATTGTATCAAAGATTGGTATCTATTAATTCAAAAATTCCAATGTCTTATATGGATAATATTGAAACTAAACATCAAAAAGAGTACATATTGGAGAGTTGCAATAAAATTGCAGAAAAGAAAATAAAAGTATTTAATCAAGCCCAAACAGTTTCTAATATCAGAAGAATAATTATTAATGAGTCTAAATTAGAACATACTGTTGTTTTTATAGATCATGTAGGATTAATTATTCCTCAAAAAAATACGTCTATTTATGAAAATATTACAGCTATTACTAAAGAACTTAGACAAATAAGTTTGAATTATAATTGCACAATCATTTTGGTTAGTCAATTAAATAGAAGTGCTGATGATGATTCCGTTCCAAAATTAAGTGAATTAAAAGATTCAGGAGAATTAGAACAATCAGCTACAACAGTTATTATGTTACATGATGAAAATTATGGTAATAACATTTCTAAAAGCAAAATAGAATTATCTTTCTTTGTTGCTAAGAATAGAAATGGTTCGCTAGGTAAAACCAAATATTTATATAACAAAGAAAATCAAAGATTCGATGAAATAGAAAAGAGGTAAAAAATGATAAAAATTGATGAAGAAAAAATAAATAATTTACTAGAACAATTAGAAAAATATAGTATTTCAAACAAATGGATTACACAAATTTGCAATGTCAAATGCATTACAGACATCAACGTTATTCAATACAATATGATTTTATACTTAATAAAACATTTACAAGAAAATTTAGAAGAAAGGATAAAAGTAGAAATACTTTAGGATAATTTATGAGAAAAGGATTATTTGGTAATTATGTAATTACAGAAGAAGAAAAAACAACATATGAGTCTTATGAAAAGTTAATAAGAGATAAAGACAAAACTATAAAAGATAGAGAAAACGTTATTAAAAAACAAAATACTGAAATTAATAATTTAGAGTCTTTAAAGGAAGGATTAGAAACTAAAATAACTAGTCTTACAAATGATATCAAAGCAGAATATGATATGAAACTTAAAGATAGAGACGCACAAATAGAAAAACTTACTAAAGAAAAAGCTTCATTTGCTGCAAGATGTGGCGGATATCAAAAAGAGCAAAATAAAAATCATCAACAAATAGATTCTTTAAAAGCTGAATTGAATAAAGCATATGAAAGAATAAACAATTTTTCAAAACAATTTAAAGATGATCATGTTCAAATATCTCCAAGACAATATGATAAAAAGATTACCACAGTTGCACAACACAAAAAGAAATTGAAGAGAGGAAAGTAATATAAAAGAAAATATACCTTGAGCTGTTTATTTATTGGTAAAACCACTAAATCATCTCCTTTCTAAAATATCTTATATATAAAAACGTATCGAGTTTGGTGGTATATGAGTTAGGGTACGTTTTTTCTTTATAAAGAAGGAGGTTATATGAAAAGTAAAGAATTATTAATTGATAATTTAGATAATTGGCTTGAATACCAAAGACTTGATTCAGAACTTTCAGATCATACATTAAATACATATAGAAATTCAATTAATAAATTTATTAATTATTTATCCACAAACAACTTAGATACATTTGATAAAGATATTCTTATTAGCTATAAAAAACATTTAGATTTAATTAGTAATTCAGTAAAGTCGAAAAATTTATGGATAATTTCATTAAATAAATATTTAAAGTCTTTAGGATTAAACAACTTATGTTTAAAACAAATAAAAGTACAATCAGAATTTATTGTTCAAAGCAATCTATCTGTTTCGGATTATAATCGTTTGCTTAGATTCGCTCTTAAAGAAAATTTATTAACAGATTATCTAATTATTAAGACTTTGACTATGACTGGAGTTCGTTTTTCTGAATTAAGATACTTTACTATTGATAATTTAAAACTAAAAAACAAAGGTGTAATTATCATTAAATCAAAAGGTAAAGTAAGAGATATAGAAGTTCCAACTTTACTAGCAAGAGAATTAAGACAATTTGCTAGAGAAAACAAAATTAAAGAAGGATATATTTTTACTCAGATAAAAGATCCTACTAAATTGTATTCAGCAAATACATTTTGGAAACATTTAAAAAAGTTAGCTGGTCTATCAAAAGTTGGAAAAGATAAATGCCATGCTCATAGTTTTAGACATCTGTTTGCAGTTGAATTTTTAAAGACTCATAACAATGCACTTGCATTAGCTGCAATATTAGGCCATTCATCATTAAATACTACAAGAATATATACAACATTAACTACAGATGAAAAAAGGTCGTTATTGGACGCAATGACCTTTTAAAATGTCCCGTTTTTTTGAAAAAAAACATTAATAAAAAAAACAAAACTATTTTAATAAAAAAACATTCATTTTAATTAGTAAAATCAATACGAAAAAAGTTTTTTCCACAAGAAATATAATTATTAGGTTATTTTTCCACACTTATTACACTGGGAGTGTAAAAATAGAAGGAGGTATAAATTATGAGAAAATTTGCTTTAGTTTCAGTAATAATTGCTGTGTGTTTAATAATTATTGGTTTGTTATTACAAATACATGATATTAACAAGGATTATATGATTCTTCAGAATGAGAATGAATCTTTAAAGATTACAATTCTTCATCAAGGAGATGAAATAAATAGACTAAACGAAGAAAATATTTATCTTTGGGAACATAATTATTGCAATGGCAAAAATTGATGTTATTTATGAAAAGGAAATATATTTAGATTCTTTGTTAATAGATAGGAAAGTAATACATTATCCATTTAAAAGATTAGGAATATATTTTCTTATTACAACTCTTAAATATATTTGGAAAGGTTATAAGGTGATTGTTATATATGAAAAGAGATATTAAATTTAAAATTTTTGATAAAGAGACAAAAAAATGTATTTATGCTGATTTACTTGATATTTCTAATTTAGAGGATAATGAAGAAGATATTTCCATATATGAAGCTTTGATAGACGCAACGAGTGAACATGAAAGATATGAAGTACTAGAATATACAGGTTTTAAAGCTAAAGGAGGACTAGAAATTTATGAAGGTGATATTTTAAAGAGAGAAAATAATTTTTTTGGTGAAGAAATAGGAATAGTAATTTATGTTTCTGGCATACCTTGTTTACATACTAAAACTAATGTATTTCCGTTTAATTGTCTATACTTGTCTGATTGGTCTATCACAGGTTGTATTTATGCAGAAAAGTAAATATAAAATCAAGAAGAATATAGATCTAAATATTCTTCTTGAAAAATATGGATTTGAGTGGGGTGAAGATTATGAATATGAACTTTACCACATCAGAGATTTAAATGATGGTTCCTGGAGTTTATGTGTAGATAAAGATACGAGAGAATTGTTTATTTATGCTTATCATTTCTTTAATGAAGAAACTAATCTTGAAAATAAGATAATTAACTCTTATAAACTTATAAGGCATTATGCTGCAGAACTATTTGAAGATAATCTAATTGAAGGTTATTTTGTTCCACCAAAAGGGCAATTATATTTTGATAATAAATTAAGAATTAGAAAGAGGTGATCTAATGTTAAATAAATATCGAATTAAATTTATATATTCGATTGATGGAAGAAAAGCTCATAAACTTATTAGAGCTACATCTGAACAAGAAGCAATAGAAAGCGGAATATATGAAAGAGACAAAGAGATATTGAGATTAAATATTATCATAAATGAATTAAATTGGAAACCAATAAAAGAATATGATGAAAGTAACTATGACTGGGTATTAGTAAAATATTTTGATGGAAATTATGAATGCGTGCCAATAGTTGCAGAAAAAAGGTTTGGAAAATGGTACAGTTCTGAAGGGAAAGAAATTAAATTTAAAATTAAATACTTTTTTGATATGCAACAACTAGATAAATTACAAGAACAGAAGGGATGTGGGGATATGAATTTATACACTGCAAAAGAAATATTTAATATGTTATATGATAATAAAATAAGCCAAGAAGATTGCATAGAAGTAGTTCATCCTGAAGAAGAAGATCATTATTTATTAAGAAGAGGCTGGAGCAATGATTTTAACAAAGATGACTTGTTTGGATGTTTATTGTTTAAAGAATATAAATTTAGAATAGTGAATCAAAAAGAGGCTGAAATCAAAATAAGCAAAAAACAAAAGGGAAAAAGAATTAAAGAATTAGAAAGAGAATTAGAAAAACTTAAAAGAAATGAGGAATAATATGGAAACTTATGAATTTGAAAAGATTTGCAAGAATGCAATTATTAATTATTACAAAGAAAATGGAGAAATTACAGATAATGTAGATTTATCAATAGAAAATGTATATGTAGTTTGGATGTGTAAAACATTGCAAAATAGCAAGGCATTATTGAGTACAACATTATATGATGGTATGTATTTTGAATGTACATATAACGGAGATAAAAAAGAACTATATCTAGACGCATATAAAAAATGGAAAAACATAAAAATTGAAAAAAAAGATTTTGATAGTGAGGCTCATTAATGCTTGGAATAATTATTATTTTATTAATAATGCTATTTATTTACTGTTGTTTAGTAGTTGGAGGTGATAAGTAATGAGTTATAGTATTGAAAAAATAATAGAAGATGTAGAAAAAGATTATCCAGCAGATGGAAGGATTGCTTTAATAAAGAGTCATGTAAATAAACAAACAGAAGAAATTATTAGATTGAGAGAAATGATTGAAGAAATTAATAAAGTAATTGAACTTAATCCATCTTTAGAAAATAATCCTATAGTTAAGGATTTTATAGAAAAACAAAAAGAGGAAGGTGATATTAGTGAGCAAGAAGAAAGCAATTAATACATTTGATGATATTATTAATCAGATGAAAAAATGTAACACTTGCTTAGTTGCTACAGAAAAAGGTATTCATTATGTAGGAGATTACAATGATGTAGTTCTTCTATATGATCAATTAACTTTAGGAATTGTTAATATTGGTCCATCAATTGAGACTTATACTATGTGGCGAGATTATTTTAAACAGCTTACTGGCTTGTTTGATGAACATATTGATAAATTAAATAAAAAGAATGAAGAAGGTGTTAAAGATGAATTATAAACAAAGACTATTACAAGAATTTGCTGAGTTAGTAGAGAAGATAACAAGACTAAGAGTATTTATAGAACATCAAGAAGATTCAGAAGAAAATGATTTATATCATTCAAATGAAACGTTATTACATAAACAATTAGATTCAATGCTTGTTTACCAATCTGTATTGCAAGAAAGACTTGAAAAAGAATTAGGATAGTTAATGAATAATAGATTAAAATCTTTATTAAATGATTATTCTTTAATAACTCAATTCAAATGTTTAACAACTGATTCAATGTATTGCGAATTATATTTTATGAATGTAAAAATAGGAATAATAACTCTTCAAGATCATATTTATTGTTATTATCCTTGTAATTCTATTTTTAAAACTTCAGGTTTATTAAATGATTTCTTAACTAAATTAAAATTTGAATTAGACGTATTATTTAGGAGGTGTAATTGATGAGTATTAGTGAGAAAGATATGAAGTTAATTGTAAACAAAGTATTAAATGATTTAAAAACAAAGAAGCTTATTAGCACATGTAAAAATTCATTTAAATCAACAGAAAAGATTTTATATAGTTTTAAGGCTTTGCCTGAAGCTCTTAAATTAATTAATGAAGAGATATCTAAATTAGAAATTGATTATAAGAACTTAAAGCCAACTAATATTAAAACTAATACTATAATTCTTAATGAAGAATATCAAACTTATGTGTATGGAAATGAATCTTTAGAGACAAGAATATCTGAACTAAAACAAATTGCAATAAAAACTAAATCACAAATCAGAATTGTTAATCAAGCTCTAAAGAAAATAGAAGATGATAAATACTATAAAATTATACCTTTATATTATTTTGATGGTTTAACTCAAGAAATGGTTGCAGAAAAACTTGAAGTTTCTACTGGAACAATATCATCTAATAGATCTAGATTAGTTAATATGTTAAAAGTCTATATATTTCCTGATACTTTTATGAATGAATTATAAAACTGAAATATTGCTGAAATATTGCTGTGTTTACAAATGAAATATAAATGATATAATGTAGTAAAATGATATAATTATGATTAGAAAAAGAGTTCTCAAAAAGAGCTCTTTTTATTGTGAAAGGAGGAAACATGACTAAGATTCGTGATAAATATAAATTAGGTAGAAGAATGTCTTATAAGAATTCTACTGAATTAGAAGATATGATCAGAAAATATTTTGCAGCTTGTCAACATGATAGAGTTGTTCCAAATGTTGCTGGATTATGTAATTATCTTGGTATATGTAAGAAAACCTTTTACAATTATTTGAATAATGAAGATTTACCTGATTATAATGATGTTATTGATAGAACAAGATTGGCAATGGAAGATATATATGTTCAAGCATTGTTTTCAAAATATTCAAGTGGAGCTCAATTTGTTTTAAAGAATCAATGTAATTGGGACGCAGAAGAAAATATTAAAAATACTAATATTGAGATGTCTTATGAAGATTATTTAAAGGACTTGAAGAAAAATGAGTATTAATAGAAAAGATTATATTGAAACATATATTAAGATCGTTGATAAGAATAATAATTTAGTTGATTTAAAATTTAACTTTGCTCAGCAAAAATTATATGATACTATCAAAGAATTAAGAGAAAATAATAAACCAGTAAGAATAATAATACTTAAAGCTAGACAGTTAGGAATATCAACTGCAACAGAAAGTATATTCTTTACCAACTCTGTTTTAGGTTTTAATATAAAGACTGGTATTATTACTCATAAATCAGACGCAACAAGCAACTTGTTTAATATGAGTAAATTAATGTATCAAAATTTACCTGATAAACTAAAACCTAGTTTAATTAAAGATAATCAAAATTGTTTAACATTTAATAATCAAGATGGTACTGGTTTAAATAGTGAAATAAAATGTATGACTGCAGGTGCAAAAGGTGTAGGTAGATCTACAACATATACTCAGTTACATATGTCAGAATATGCCTTTTGGCCTGGAGATAAAAAAGATACTTATTTAGGACTTATTCAAACTGTTCCTAATACTCCTGATTCAATAGTTATTATTGAATCAACTCCTAATGGATTTGAAGATTTTAAAGATAAATGGGATAGTGCTGTTGCTGGTAATAGTGATTTTGTTCCTTTATTCTTCCCCTGGTTTGACAATCCTGAATATAGAATGAATTATGATGGATTTGATTTAACCCCAGAAGAAATTGAATTAAAAAAACTATATAATCTTGATAACGAACAAATTGCATGGAGAAGATGGTGTATTAAAAATAACTGTTCTGAAGATGTTGATCAATTTAAACAAGAATATCCATCAAATCCTGATGAAGCTTTCTTGTCAACTGGTAAATGTGTATTCGATAAGAATAAAATAATAAATAGATTACAAGAAGTTAGAGAACCTATTAAGCAAGGATATTTTGATTATAAATATGATGGAAAAACAATTACTAACTATTCTTTTATTGAATCTAAATCAAAAAATTATATAAAAATTTATGAAGATGTAAAAGATGGATATCCTTATGTTCTTGGAGGAGATACTGCAGGAATTGGAAAAGATAGTTTTGCTGGAGATATTATAAATAATAATTCAGGTAATCAATGTGCTACATTGGAACTTGAGTTAGATGAAACCGAATATACAATGCAAATGTATTGTTTAGGTATGTATTACAATGAAGCATTAATGTGTATTGAAACTAACTATTCAACTTATCCAGTAAAGAAATTATGGGAAATGGATTATACTAATCAATATATTAGAGAAGTAGATGAAGGAATCAATGTAAAGCAACAAGATAAATTAGGTTTCAATACTAATAGAGCTACTAGACCAGTTATTATAGCTGAATTAGTGGAATTTGTTAAAGATTGCACACATTTAATTAATGATAAAGATTTATTAAAACAAATGCTTTATTTTATTAAAAGAGATGATGGAAAACAAGCAGCAGAAGATGGATATCACGACGATAGAGTTATGTCTTTTGCTATTGCTCATAAAGCAAGAGGACAACAAACTTATACAATCGAAAAAGTAGAAAAGAAGGAAGAAGTTAATCTTCCTTTTGCTTTACAAGATGATAGAGATGATAATAATTATTATGATGATACAAATGATTTAAGATTGGAGTGGTAATATGAGTTATTTAACATGTATTTTAATTGTTGGATTAATAATAATAGTATTTTTTGTAGGATATGGAGTTGGAATTATGACTCCTTTTTTACTGAAAAAATATTTTAATATTAGTGAATCCAACTTAAATCAATTAAATAATTTTAAAGAAGATTTCTCAAAAGAAATAAATTCTTTACAAGAAGAAATAAAAAACTTAGATGTTATTAATGAAGTAAATCAATTAAAAGCACAAATGGAGTCTATACTTAAAACTAGAGATGATAATAAAGAATTAATTAATGAATGGTTTTTTGGTGATAAGAATGGTGGTGGGGTAAATGGAACAAGCTGATTTAATATGGAGTCAATACCAAAAAGGACTTAGTTATATAAAATCCACTGGATTAGATGATGAATGGATTGAATGTGAAAAATTTTGGGAAGGTGAACAATGGCCCAAAGCAACAGATAGAACTAGAAGTCTTCCACGACCTGTAGTTAACGTTTGTAGTATGATAGCTGATAATAAAAAGTCAGGTATTTTAAGTGAAAAAATTAAAATCATATATAGACCTGATGAAATGTTTGGAGATATGTTAGAACGTGCAAATCATGGTGCTAACATTTTTACTAAATTTTGTGAAAATGTACAACAGGAATTAGAACAAGAAAATTTAGATGATGAAGCAGTTGAGAACTTAGTTAAGTTAGGAACAGCAATATATCATTATTATTGGGATAATGATGTTAGTGGTGGAATGACTACTCCTTATTTAGGTGGTATGAGAGGAGAAATACTTCACCCAAAAAACGTTATTGTTTCTAACTTCAGAGAAAAGGATATTCAAAAGCAAAAATACATTATTATTGCTTCAGTTGAATCTTTATCTAGTGTTAAAGAATTAGCTAAAAAAAATGGTGTTAAAAACTATGATCAAATTAAAGCTGATAATGAGATTGATGATGAAGCAACTAAAGTATTAGAAACATGTACTGTCTTAACAAGATATACTAGAAAAAATAATAAAGTTGTTTGGTCTAAATCAACTCAAAATGTTATGATTCAAGAGCCAACATATTGGGAACCTGGATTGAATGAAGTTAAATTAGATGAAGAAGATTATAAAAATGATGGAAGTGAGATTAAAGAACCTGATAAGGCAGAACAAAAAGAAATATTCAACAGAAAGCAATTATATCCAATTGAATTACAATCTTATAAAAATAGAAAAGACTGTATTTATGGAATAGGAGAAGTTAAACAATGTATTGCTAATAATAAAGCTATTAATTTCAATTTAGCTATGATGTTATTATCAGTTCAACAAACTGCATGGCCAAAAATTATTCAAAAGGCTGGTGCATTAGCTAGACAAGTTATAACTAATGCACCAGGCGAAATAATCACTGATAATAGTAAAACTCAAGGTTGGGGTATTCAATATCTTAATACTCCTGCTTTTAATGCTCAAGCATTAACTTTGACAGATAATATTTTAAATCTAACTCGTAGTACAACTGGTGCAACAGAAGTTGTAACAGGAGAAGTTTTAGGGGCTAATATGGCAGCTTCTGCTATTATTGCTCTACAAAACCAAGCTAAAAAACCAATTGAAACTGCTCAAAAGAAATTCTTTAGATCTCATATTCGAATCGGAAGAATTATTGAACAGTTTTTTAAATGTTACTATACTGATGATAGATTATTTTCTTATGAAGAAGATCAACAGACATATACAAGTCAGATGAATGGATCAAATTATAGTGATATAGATTTTTCAACTAATATCGAAGTTGGTGCTAGAGGTGTATTTAGTGAATCTTTAATTATTAGTTTATTAGATCAATTATTGCAACAACAAGCTATTGATGTTGATGATTATATAGAATTATATCCTGATTCAATTATGACTTTTAAAGAAACTCTAAAGAAAATGAGAGCTAAGAAGTTAGAAGAACAACAAATGCGAGAATTATTAATGAATCAACGAACGTTGAATCAGCCACCAATGCAACAATCAATTGAGAGTGTTGCACAACCTGTTTAAGAGTAAAAAACTCTTTTTATTTTTGGTATAAACTTTTTGTTTATATATAAATTTAGCATGGAAGAGCTTAAAAATCCAAGGAGGAATATATGGAAAATGAAAGCGAAAAAGAATTGGCAGTCGCTGAGCCAATCGATACAGAGGAAGAGTCTGTTGATGAATCTGATGAAATGGAATTTTCTGATACTGAAGAATCTGAAGAAAATGATAATCAGGCCGATGATGAATCAAATAATGATACAGAAGAAGAAAATGAAGAAGAATCAGATGAAGCTCAAGAAGAAAAACCAGGTAAAGGAAAACCTAGTGTTTTATCTAAAGAAGAAAGAGCTATGTATGCTAAGGCAAGAAGAACTGTAGAAAAGAGTGTTGAAGAGAAACATAAAAAGGCACTCGATAAAGCATATGAGAGAGGAAGATTAGAAGCCTATAAAGGTAAAATGAACCCTTATACTAATACTGAAATTAAAGATTTAACTGATGTTGAAGTATATGAAGATATGTTCAAGATTGCTGAAGAAGGTGGAGATCCTCTAAAAGATTATGCTTCATATTCTGCAGATAAGAAAAGAGAAGAGGCTCGAATAAAGCAAGAGGAATCTGAAAGACAAGCCAAAGCAGAGAAGGATATAGATGATTTTCAAAAGAAATATCCTGATGTAAATCTTAGTGATTTATTTAAAAATGAGAATTTCTTAGACTATGCTGAAGGTAAAGATAAAAGCCTTGTTGATGTCTATGATTCATATATGAAATTTATAACAGGTTTCAGAAACAAAGGAATCGAGACAGCCAAGAAAACTATTGCTAATAGTATTAGTTCTCCTGGTAGTTTATCCAATGGGTCTGAAAATGTTATTGACTATGCAACTATGCCTAAAGAAGAATTTGAGAAGGTTGTTGCACGAGTCAAAGATGGTAGTTAATAATATAAGGAGGGATAATAAATGGCTACTCAAACAATTGCTACTTTAACAGTAGAAAATCAAACTTTCTATGATAGAACTTTATTAGAAAGATTATTACCTGAATTACATTTTTATAGAGACGCAGATAAAAAAGTAATTCCTAGAGGAAAAGGAACAAATATTGAATTTAGAAAATTTAATAGTTTACCTATTCCTGCAGCTTCATTAACTGAAGGTGTAACTCCTGCTGGTAATAGTTTGAATATTACTAGCATTACTGCGACTGCAAAACAAGAAGGAGATTTTGTAGAAGTATCTGATGTTTTAGACATTGCTTCTAAAGATCCAGTTATTACTGAAACTTCTGAATTATGTGGTGAACAATCAGGACAAACAGTTGATATCAGAATACGTGATGTTGTAACTGCAGGAACTACAGTTCAATATGCAAATGGTAGAGCGACACAAGCAGCTTTACTTCAAACTGATGTTTTAACAGGTCGTGAAGTTCGTCTTGCAAAAGCTCGTTTAAAGAAAAACAATGTTAAACCATTTGAAGATGGCTGCTATCATTTAGTTATTGACGCAGAGCAAGAGTTTGACTTTAAAAATGACGTTGCAAGCAATGGATTTATTGAAGTTTCTAAATATGCTCAACCAGATAAACTATTAGATGGTGAAATTGGTAAATATGATGGAGTAAGAATTTGTGTTACTTCTAATATAGAAACTATTACAGTTGGTTCAGGTTCATCTGCTGTATCAGTTCATAAAGCTGTTATGTATGGTAGACATGCTTATGGTGTTACAAGTGTTGAAAAAGGAGAAGGTAAGGCTTCTGTCATTGTTAAACCACTTGGTTCATCAGGAACAGCTGATCCATTAAACCAAAGAGCTACAATTGGTTGGAAAATGTTCTTTGTTGCTAAGAGATTAAATGAATTAGCAATTTGTAGAATTGAAACAGGAGCAACACAAATCTAATGTGTTGCTTCTTATTTTTTATAGAAAGAAGGTAAATTATGGCTAAAGAAATAGATGAAAAAGTTGAAGGAACAACTGATAATAGTAATGATTTAGACGAAAAGTTAAAACTATTAGATGAAAAAATTAAAGAATTAGATGAAAAATCTAAAGAAATAGATGAAAAAACAGCTAATTTTGAAAAAGCAGTTAAAGAAGCAGAGGTTAAATTACCTGCTATTAACGATAAAGAATTAGTTGAAAGTGCAAAAAAAGTGGGTGAAACTTTATCTAAAATGGATAAAGTCAAAATACGTATTCCAAAAGATGAAAAAAATCCTGAAGACAAATTTGTTCCTGTTACAATTTCAGGATATACATACCAAATTGAAAGAGGACAATCTGTTGAAGTCCCAATAGAAGTAGAAAGAATTTTAATAGAAGCAAAATATATTTAATTTTGCTTTTTCTTCATGTTAAGAGATTTATGTTAGTGCAACTCTAACAAACATGACCGAAGGAGGATTATTATGAATTGGGGAGAAATACAAATTGAAGCATTAAAGAAAATGTACTTGAATAATGACGATATAACTGTCTCTCAGCTTGATAATTATAAATCTGATAAAAGATACAGGACATATCTTTTTGCAATGCCACAGGCCTGTAATGAGGGGATTAGAAAGATTTTAAGTGTTAAACCTAATGTCAAAAGTTATTCATTAAAACATAAGGAAGATACAAATAAATATGATTTAAAAAAAATTATTCCAAAATTTAAGCAATTATATGATGTTGTCTATAATGGAAATGTAATTCCATCTTATCATATTGAAGGAGATAACATTCTTGTAATAGATAATTGGAAAAATGTAGATGAAACTTTCACAATTTATTATGAATCATTTCACGATTTAATAAAATCAGATACTAGTCCATCAACTGCTATTGATTTAGATCGTGAACTTGTAATATTACTTCCATTATATATTGCTGGAGAACTTTACAAAGATGATGATATTCAACAATCAACAATTTGGATTAATGAGTTTGAAACAGCTTTATCTGAAATTAAGCAAAGTATGAATACAATAATTAGTAATCCTAGAATGATTACTACAGTATATGGAGTTGATTGGTAATGTATAATATTCCTGCAGCTCAAAAGAAAAATTATTATAGTATTGACAATTTTTTAGGTGTTGACTTTACTTCAAGTCCTATTGAAGTTGACAAAAGAAGAAGCCCTAATGCTATAAATATGATTAATAATAATGGTTTTAATGAAACAAGAAATGGTTATGAAATAGTTGAAACATTTTCTTCTAAAATAAATGGTATATGGAATATAGATATAAATAATACTGAAATAGTTTTAGTCCATGCTGGTACAGAATTATATAAATGTAGCAGTGATTTTTCCTTAAAGACACTTGTTAAGTCCAATTTAAATAATGATAAATCAGTTGGTCTTTATTTTAATGGTTATTTGGTTATTTTTGATGGTTTAAGAGCATTATTATGTTCGATAGTTTCAAATGATTTAGTAGTCAACTATATAGATGAATCAGGGTATATTCCAACAACTTCTATTGCTCGTGATTCTTCAGGTGGAGGTACTGATTATGAAAAGATTAATCTTATGTCTCCTTATAGAATAAATACATTCTTAACTGAGATGGTCCAAACTACAATTAATGGTGAAATACAAAATAATCCTCAAACTGTGTTTAAATTAGATGACTCTAATATAACTTCCGTAGAACTTGTTGAGGTTTTACAAGATAATGGAAGTTGGCAAGTTATTAGTTCTAGCAATTATACAGTTGATTTAACTACAGGAACTGTTACGTTTGCAACAGCTCCAGGAGATAGTCCAGTTTTAGGTAGAGATAATGTATCTATCAGATATAGAAAAGATTCCACAGAAAATAAAAATCGAATTAATAATTGTAATATTGCCACTTTGTTTGGATATGATGGAAATAATAATAGAATATTTGTCACAGGGAATCCTGAATTTCCTAATTGGGATTTTCATTGTGAACAAGATGATCCTACTTATTGGCCTGATGAAAACTTCACTAAAATTGGAACAGAACCAATTATAGGTTATTTAAGATTAAGTAATGGTAGTTTATCTATCCATAAGAAACAATCAGATACAGATTGTACTGTATATTATAGAACTTCTAATATGTTAGATAATCAAGAAGTATTTCCTTTAAAAGATGGTGTTAAAAATGTTGGTTGTATTTCTAAATATTGCAATTGTAATTTAGAAAATGATCCTTTATTTTTATCAGATCAAGGAGTATATGCTTGTATTGGTGATAATGATGAAAAATATGCTCAACAAAGAAGTTACTATGTTAATGGTAAATTAATAAAAGAAGAAAATCTTGAAAATGCAGTAGCAATCAGTTTTTTAGGAAAATATTATTTAGCAATTAATAATCATGTGTATATTGCTGATAGCAGATATAAATCATATCCTAAAAATGCAGATACAGAACAATACCAATATGAATGGTGGTATTGGGAAAATCTTCCTATTAGGGTTTTCTTTTCATGGAATAATGAATTGTATTTTGGTACAGATGATGGAAAACTATGTAAATTTAATTATAAATATTTAGATAATAATAAAGAGGTGTTTTCTTACTGGGAAACACCTTTTTTGGAACTAAATAATCCTTATTTAGCAAAAACTATTAAAAATGTAACTCTAACTTTAAATCCTAATCATTCTTCTGATATTACTTTTGGATATAAGTTAGATGATGAAACGACTGAAATTATCTCTAAAAATTATCATTGCTTAGATGATGATTTTCCTAAGACCATTCAGGAAAAAGAAAAAATCAAAAAATTTATGTTTATAAAGTTTTTTATGAAAAACAAATCAACTTCGAAAATGACTTTCGAAAGATTGATACTTGAATACATAGTAGCAGGTAAATATAGAGGGGAGTGATAATATGTCTTCAATAAACGATTGGATTAATGCAGCTAATAATTTAAAACAACAAACAAAAAATGATTATGTTAATAAAAATCAAGGTATATTAAATTCAATTAATAGTCAAAAAGACGCAGAATTAACAGGACTAGCAAATTCTAATCAACAAGCTTTAAATAAATTTGAACAAGATAAAGATACTGTTAATGAGACAGCTTTAAATAATGCAAAAGCTGCTAATGTTAATAGACTTCTTGCATTAAGAGATAATAAAAAAGCTTTGAGTCGTGCTGGTCTTTCTTCACAAGGATTAGTTGGTTCTCAGGTTAATTCTATTAATAATAACTATGGAACTAATTTAAATACTATTTTAAAAGATAAAGCCACTGGGCTAAGAGATATTGAAAATCAAATAAATAATACTAATTTAACTTATGATACTAATAAACGAAATTTAATTGCTCAATATGCTTCAACATTTGCTCAACAACAAGCAGCTATTAATAATGCAGCAGAACAATTAGGTATGCAAGCTTATAATGATTATATTTCTCAACAACAAGCTTATGCTAATTATGAACAACAAAAAGAAGAAGCAGAACGTCAATATCAACTTCAATTACAACAATTAAGAAGTAGTGCAAGTGGATCTAACTGGAGTGATGGTGGTGGAGGATATGCTGTTAATACTGCATACTATCAAGGTGATTTAAATCCTGACGCAAGAAATGGAACATTCAGCAATGGATATCAACCTAATAATGTTAATGGAGTTAAATTATCTAAAACAAGTAATACAATTACATTTAATACAAAAACTTTAAGTGGTCAAAAACAAACTGTTACTCAAAACATATGGAAAGCAGGTAAAAAATACTATTATTGGGACGGAAGATATAATAGATATATTCAATGTACAAAAACAGGTAAGAAGGTGTAATTTATGGCTAATTATTTCTTAAATGATGATGGCTCTACATCTTTAAAAAGAAAGAATAAGAAAAATGGTAAAAATTATATTCAACAAGAAGATGGATCTACAATTGAAGAAGTATATGAAGAGCCTAAAAAAGCACAATTACCTAAAGCAAAACAAAAGGAGCCTAAACAGGACTCCTTTTCTACTGCAATAGATAAACTTGGTGATACTTGGAATAATAGTTTTACTAGAAATAATGGTTTATCTTTCTCAAATGTTGTTACTGATTTAGCTAATTTATTTGACGCAAGTAATAATGTAGCAAAATCTGTTCCAGTTATAGGTGACGCAGTTAAAGCAAAAGAGGTAGCAAGAGACACTCTAGTTAATGCTGCAACTAATCTTGGTACTGGTGCTATGAAGAGTTTAGAAGGGACAGCCGACCTTATAAGTGATTGGGTTGTTAATCCTGCAGAACAAAAAATTAATTATGCTGTTGATTATTTAAAAAGTGGTAAAAAAGTTGCAGATGAAAATCTTAAAGATTTAAAGAAAATGCAACAAAGAGATATAAAAAGAGATTTAACTAAAGAATTTCAAGATACAGTTGGTTATACTGATATAGTTGATGATTTAGAAAAAAACTCTCTTATTAAAAGAGATAATCTTGCAGGACAAGTAACACAAGCAGTTGGTGGTATGGTTCCTGCTTTAGTTATGGGACAAGCATTTGCAGGAGCCGAACCTACTTTGCAATCAACAGAGGGTTTAAGTGGGTTAAATAAAGCTAAAGTAATTGCTGGTAATATGGGTAAAAGTTTTACTAGTCAAATGCCTTCTAATATCATGTTAAGTACATCTAGCTATGGAAGTGGAATGGAAGAAGCTTTAAAAAATGGTGCAACAATAGAACAAGCTAGAATGTATGGTATAGGTAATTCTGCAAAAGAAATGGCTACTGAATGGATTACAGGAGGTATTCCTGGATTAGGAGGAAAAGGAGGCCTTGATCTTCCTGCAGAAAAATTAATAGATAAAACTACAGGAAAAATTAAAAATGAATATGCAAAAGCTTTTGCTAAGACTTTAGCTAATTATGGTTATAAATTTGTAGGAGAAGGCCTTGAAGAAGGTCTTTCTGAAATACTTGATCCATATTTAAAAAATGCAACGTATTCTAATGGAGAAAAAATTAATTGGCAAGAAGTTTTTTCAAGTTTTATTGTTGGAGGATTAACTGGTGGAATATTAGAAGCTCCTAATACTGCAGTTGATTTTAATAATAATATGGTTGAAGCTAATAATAATATGCAGCAAAAAAAAGCAACACTTCCAGTTGCTAATACAAATGCAGTAAATAAAAATAGTCTTCAAACACAAAACAATATTGAAGGGAATCCTTTAATTGAAAACAAAAATCCTGTAAGTTTACCTTTAGATAAAAATACCGTTCAAAAATTGAACACTGTTAATCAGAATCAAGAAAGATTTATTTATGAAACAAGTGATAATTCAAAGATTGATAATTTTAGAAGAAGTGCCAATCAGTTTATGAATAATAGTAATGAAACTAAATCTTTCGTTCAGACAGTTGAAAAAGTTATTAATGATAAAGGTTATAATGTTACATTTGATAATTCAATTGGAGACAATGTAAATGGTCGAATTAGAATCAATGAAAATGGAGAAGTTGATATTAAAATCAATCCTAATTCAGATCGTGCAGGAGAATTTATTTTAACACACGAAATAACTCATGCTATTGATAACAAAGATATGAGAGATTTAGTTATAGACTATGCTAAAAAGAATAGTGAATTTAATGTGGCTTTAGAATCTTTGAAACAAACTTATGGTGTAGATGATGTTAATGATGAAGTTCTTGCTGATATTTCAGGTCAATTATTTGGAACTGAAGAATTTATTAATAAATTATCCACAACTAAACCTAGTTTATTTAAGAAGATATATGATAAAATCATAAGTTTTGCTAACAAAATAACAGGAAATTCAAGAGAATCTTTATTTATAAAAGATTTAAAAAATAAATGGGAAAAAGCATATAGACAATCTGATTTAAATACAGCTAGAGAGAATTTAAATAATAATGAAAAACTATCTTTAAGTAAAAATGCTTTACAAGAAGTATCTGATGTTGTAAAACAAACAAGAGAAGAAGCAGAAACTGATAATAGACAATTTGTAAAATTAAAAGATAATACCATAAAAGCATTAGTTGATTATGGTATTAAAGATTTACCAATGTTAGAAAGAAATGGTCATGTAAGAGAGAATATTTTAACTGAGGAAGAAGCAAAAAAATTAGGATATAGTACCAAAAATAAACATTTTCATGGCTTGGGTGTAAAAACATATTTAGAAATAATTGATTCAATGGATAATCCAATCGCTGTGTATCAATATACTGATAAAGGAAAATATTCAACAGATAATTTTATTGTTGTAACGCCAGTTGAGATAAATGGTAAAAAATCTATTGTTCCTGTAGAAATTAATAGTAAAGGGCAATATAATCAAGTTGAAATTGATTTTAATAAAATTAAATCTTCTTATTTGGAAACAAAGAATAATTATTTAAACACTTTACTTCAAGAGGGTAAAATAAAAGAGATATTCACTCAGTCTGGTGCTGAGCAAACATCTCTTAGTAATAATAATATACCACAAAACGAAAAAAATGTAAATAATTTTAAAGAAAAACAATTAGAAATAATAAAAAATAACAATCCTGTTGAAGATGATTATCATACATGGATAAGAAATGTTGATGATATTAAAACATTATCAGAGACATTAGAAGACAGTGATTGGAGTGATTATGATGAATTTAATCCTGATCTAACTAGAGCAGATATTGATAAAGCTCTTGAGACAGGGAAAATAACAGTTTATTCATCATATCCAATAGAACAAGGTATTTTTATTAGTCCTTCTAAAATGGAAGCAGAATCATACTCTGCAGATGGTAAAGTTTATTCTAAGGAAGTAAATATTGATGATGTTGCATGGATAGATCCTACACAAGGTCAATATGCTAAGATTGATACTAAAGATTCTTTAAATAATTCATCATGGCAAGAACATTTAGAAAAAAATTATAAATCAAAAGGAACTAAAACTAATTTTGAAGATACTAGATTAGATATTAACAATACTGAACAGAATCTTATTAATAAAGAAACTGACCGTTTAACAAAAAAATATGAACGAGAAAAGAATAAAAATAAGAAAATTATTACTAAAGAGGCTTCTAAGATTCTTGAATTTGATGATTATCAACAAAAAAGAAAATTTACTGATTTAGTATCAGAATATTACGATAATCCTGATTTAAATAAAATTAAACAAGATATTAGAGATAATTTTAGTGAAAAAAGAATTGAGTATGTTAATGATTATGTTAAAGATATTAAAAATGTAATTAGAGGAACTGATTTACAAATAACTGATTATGTTAGAAGAAATTTAACTGATTTCGGAAATTTCAGAAAAGAAAATTTCAATAAATTAAAACTAAAGAATCAAGGACAATCAATTGATTCTTTTTATAATGAATTAGCAGAAGATTATCCTTCAGTATTTAGCAAAGATATAACTAATGAAGTAGATCAATTAGAAAGAATGTCTGAGTTTATGAATGAAGATGATAAATTCTATGAGAAATACAATTTAGATGATAATGCTATCAATGAAGCAGCACAATATGTCTATGATTCTATAAAAAATAAAGATAATATTGATGATTTAATAAATAGTATTTCAATTTCACCAAAACAAATTAGGAAAGAAAAAACTGTAGAATATAGAGAATATGCAGAAGACTTTGTTAATAACTCAGAAGACTGGGTTGATAAGAAATTAGGTCTTTCATATAAAACTAATACAATGAAACGTAATTTTTATGATGTTATGGGTAAAAAAGATGGTGGAAGGTTATACCATAGTTATATTGAACCTATTTTTAATCATAATGCTCAAATGCAGAATGATATTTCTTCTTATAATGAAAAGATTGGTAAATTAAAATTAAATGATAAAGAATCAACTGCAGTTCAGATGTTTGGAGAATATAAATATAATCCTGAAACATTAGTAACAGGAATGGAAGTTGATGAATTTATTACTAAAAATAAATTAGATCATAAAAAGATTGAAAATGCTGTTGAAGTATTTAGATCTACTTATGATGAATTAATAGAAAGAGTTAATGAAACTCTTAAATCTCAAGGATATAAAGAAATAGAATATCGTAAAGGTTATTTCCCACACTTTGTTGAAGAAGGTGCTAAGACTAAATTTGGTAAAGTTTTAGAAAAAATGGGTTGGAAATTCAAAGACGATTCAGTTCCAACTGATATTGCAGGAATAACTGATACATTTAAACCAGGTAAAGTATGGAATCGTAATGCACAACAAAGGAAAGGAAAATATACTGATTTTAATGCTTTAAAAGGTTTTGATAATTATGTACGTGGAGCTATGGAAACAATATACTTCACAGAAGATATTCAAAAGCTTAGAGCTTTAGAAAATGAAATACGTTATCAACATTCTGAAAAAGGTGTACAAACTCAAATTGATGAGATATTAAGTGATACTTCAATTGATTTTGAAGAAAGACAAGAGAAGATTGATAAGATATTTACTAAATATAAAACTCCATTAAATAATTTAGTTAGTGAAATAAGAGATTATACAAATAGTATAGCCAATAAAAAATCTATTTTAGATAGAACAATGGAACAAGCAACGAATAGAAAAGTTTATAGTGTTATGCAGAATATAAGTAGTAGATTAAGTGCTAATATGGTTGGATTAAATCTTTCAAGTGCTATTACAAACTTTATTCCGATTACACAAGCAACTTCACAAGTTAAATCCAAATATTTATTAAAAGGACTTCGTGAATCTATTAAAAATCAGGCTGTAGCCGATAATTTTGAGAGTAAAAGTGTTTTCCTTACTTCAAGACTAAACGAGGCTGATAAGTTATTTAAAACACGTTTAGAAAAGTTTTCTGAAAAAGCAAACTTCATGTTTGAAGGAATTGATTCTATTACAGCTAATACTATTGTTAGAGGAAAGTATTACGAAAATATTGCGAATGGTATGAGCGAATACAATGCAATGAGAAATGCTGATGAATTTGCACGTGATTTAATGGCTGGAAGGACTAAAGGCGAAATGCCTACCATATTTAATTCTAAGAATCCATTTGTTAAGCTTTTCACTTCATTTCAATTAGAGGTTAACAACCAATATCAATATATGTTTAAGGATCTTCCAAGAGATTTAGCAGATGAACCTAAAAAGAAACTAATTGCTGCATTTGCTAAGATGTTTTTTGGAGCATGGATCTATAATCAATTAACTGAAAAAGTTGTTGGTAGAAAAGCAGCATTTTCTCCAGCTGATACAATAAAAGAAATATATGATACTTCAACCGATAAAAATCTTAAAATAAATGAAAAAAGTTCTAAGATTCTTGAAAAATTAACTCAAGATGTTCCATTTGTTGGTAGTTTAGTAGGTGGTGGACGTCTTCCAATTAGTAGTGTTGCTAATCCTCTTAATGTAATAAAAGGAGAAAGTACAGTCGGAGATGAAGCTAAAAAACTTCTTTATTATACAGTTCTTCCTTTTGGTGGTGGTCAATTAAAAAAGACTACTGAAGGGGCTTCAATGTATGTTAATGATAAAAAGATTAAAGGAAGTTATACCAATAAAGGTAAACTAAGATTTGAAGCTAAAAAAGATGTAGGTTCTGTTGCACAGAATCTTTTATTTGGGCAATATTCTAGTAAAGAAGCAAGAGAATACTTTGATAAAGGATATCTTCCGATTGACTCTAAAACAATAGATAAATTAGAAAAACAAGGTGTATCTATTAATGAATATAGAAAATATTCAGACGATAAGAAAGAATTAGGTTTAAATGAAATAAAATCTGATAAGGATTCAGATGGAAAATCAATCAAAGGAACAGCTTCTGCGAAGAAAGCTCTTGCTATTATGAATAGTAATTATTCTAAAAAAGAAAAAGAATATTTAATCTCTAATTTATCTAGTTCTGATAATGCAGTGTCTTTAAGCGATTTAAATAATCTAAAGAAAGATGAAAAGACTTATAAATTTTACTTTGGTTTAAATGAAGATAATAGAAAGACATTTAAAAATGAACTTAATGATTTAGGAATGTCTTCTAGTGAATTAATTAAGTATTATGAAACTAGAAAAGAATATAAAGATACATATACATCTAATTATTCAAGAAATAACTTAATGAATTACATAAATAGTTTAAATGTAAATGATGATACTAAATGGTATTTATATAATAAAGACTATGGTAGTGATAATTTATCAACTGTTGTAGATAAGTTTAATCTAAAATATAGCGATTATTATAATGTTAAAAAATATTCTGAAGAAATTTCCACAAGATATAGTGGAAATAAAAATTCTAAAATAAGGAAAGAATTAGTATTTAAATATATTAATAATCTAAAATTAAATAAAGTTCAGAAAAGTATCTTATTTAAAGAAGCTGGTTATAGTGATTCAACAAGTAAAAAAATAGTATTTAACTATATTAATTCTATGAATATTAGTAAACAGGAAAAGCAAAAATTATATAATTCTATATTTTAAGGAGTGTGATCTTAATGCCTTTGTATGATCCTAAAAATGATACTGATAATGTATCTTATGGTTTTTTAAAAAAAGTTTTAGGTGATAAACTCTATGAAAATACAAAAAATACTTCTATAAGTTATTCTAAGAACTTTGGATCCACTCCGACTGTTCCTTATACTAAAGGAGATACGTGGAACAGAGGAGATAATATTTATATATGTATTAATAGTAGAGATGTTGGCAATTTTAAAGAAGAAGATTGGCAAGTCTTATATGATAAGGAGACTAATGAAATAATATCTAATAGTTTTCAGTTTTTATCTTCAATTGATTTAATTAAAACTGATGATGGATATATTGAAACTTTTTATCAATCTGATGATCCTTCTACAAATTGGAATAGTACCATTAAGCCTAATCATGTAGGAGATTATTACATGAATTCAACAACTTTTAAAACATATAAATATTCGACTACATACGAGTGGGAAGAAGTATCTGTTACAACTATAATATTTAATAATATTACAGGACATAGAAGAATATTTACAAGTAGGCCAAGTACTTATGATGAAGGAGATATTTGGAAAATAAATAACACTAATGATGTTGATTTGTTTACAAATATAGCTTTAAATGATTTTTTACAAGCAAGAGTTTCAAATAATATTTTTACAGAAACAGATTGGGAATTAATATCAAATGAATTAAATATCAAAGCTAATTTATATTCTATTGGTGGAAAAATGGTTTCAGCAAATAACGTATTTTCTAATTTACAATATTCTTCATTTGGTAAACATGGAGGATATGATGTTTTAGGTTTTGATGAATATTTAGGATTAGGAGACACGAGTGGAGAAATTGCTGTCATGGGAGGTTTATATAGAGGTTATGCAGATATAGCTATTGATATAGACTTGCCTGATAATTTTAAAGTTGTTTCTGCTTTCCTATCAGTTTATCATACTCCTATTTATTGGTCATATGCTACAGGAGGTACTTCTATAAATGCTTGGGGTGCTTCTAAAAACGTTAAATTGTATAAGATGGCTGAAGAAAAAAATCTTAAACTCTTATATCAAAATTCTTTAACTTATAGATGGAAAATAAATGCTTCTAATTTAACAGAAATACCTAATGCTTTTGGAGCAACATCTTATTCTTTTGCAAATACGCAAAATGTTACTGTTGAAAGAAAAGATTCTGTTAATTTAAAAAATTATATTAATTCAACAGGAAAAACAAAACTTGTTGTTAGAACAGGTGATTCGATTCCAAGCAGTGCTAATACTATGGTTTCTAATACAGGAATGGCTAGAGCTGTAGTTAATATTTTAGGATATGTAGATTTGAAAGGAAGTGGTAGTTAATGGTTAAAACAGATGGTACAACAATAAAAGTTTTTAGAGGAGATAGTGGTCATTTTGATATATCTAAAACTGATAGCGATGGAAATATAGAACAATTCAAACAGGGCGATAAAGTTATACTAAGTGTTAAAGAAAATTTTGGAGAAAATAATGTATTACTTAGAAAAACTATAACCGTTGAAAATGATTGTGATAAAGTTGAATTTCCTATTACTGCAGAAGAAAGTATATCTTTAAGTTCATTAATATCTGAACCAATTGAATATGAATATGATATTAAAGTTGAAGGTGCGGATTATTCAACAATTATAGGTCATGATGATTCAGGTGCTAAAATATTTAAAGTTTATCCAACTGGAAGTGTTGATTCATGATAGAAGAAGAAAATGAAATAACAATTGATGTATCTTCGTCAAGTAGTATTAATACTTCTATCTCAGGAGATAATAATATTAATACTAATATTGATTCATCTAATAGTGTATCTTCTTCTATAAATTCTTCTAGTGGTATTAATACTGATATCGAAGGCTATGGTCCACCTGGTCCAAAAGGTGCTGATGGAATTACTTGGATTCCTGAAATAGAAGAAGTTAATACTGTTGATTATAATGAAGAAGCTTCAGCTTCAGTTAGAACTTTACTTAATAAAATGTTATTCATTTTTAATATACCTAAAGGAAAACCTGGAGATATGAGTAAATCAGTTTATGATACCAATGATAACGGTAATGTTGATAATGCTGATAATGCTTTATCTCTTGATGGTTTATCAAAAACTGATATTTTAAATAGTCTTGATGATTTAGGAGATTCTTATACAAGCCTAGATCGTGCGTTAAGTACCTTCGAATCTTATATAGAAAATAAGATTGATAGTATAGAAACTCCACCAATAGGAATAATTAGTCCGTTTGGAGGAAGCAATGCTCCACCTGGTTGGTTGATATGTGATGGAAGTGCAGTTTCACGTATTTTATATGATGAATTATTTCAAGTTATTGGAACGACTTATGGTAGTGGTGATGGATCCACTACTTTTAATTTGCCTGATTTAAGAAAAAAGATTCCTATTGGTTATTCAAGCTCTGATCAAGGATATGATACTTTAGGTAATAGTATCGGAAATGAAACTCATTCTTTATCAGTTGATGAGCTTGCAAAGCATAATCATAGTGGCTCAACTGGAAATGCTGGAGGACATAATCACTTTATGTATAACAAATGGAATACTTATGCTGCAGGTGATTCAAGTGGTAACGGATTTACTTCACCAGGTAATGGTTGGAATCAAGATGGTTTGGCTGATAACTATACTGGTAGTGTTGGCGATCATTCTCACTCAGTTACAATTGGAAATACTGGAAAAGGTGATCCTTTCAGTTTGATTCAACCAAGTATGTTAATGAATTACATTATTAAGTGTTAGGAGGTGTAATTATAAAACTAATAATATTGAATGTTACTACAGAAAAGGTAACAATAAAACAAAATGCTATCCTTAATAAAGGAGAATATAATGTTACAAAGTGTAGATTTGTTTTTACAACCGATTATAACAATCTTGTAAAAAAGGCTGTATTTTTTGTAAATGATTCTGCTGTCGAATTAAGCTTAGATTCAAATAATGAATGTTTTGTTCCTAATGAAGCTTTAACTTATAGAGGAAATATTGAAATTGGTGCTTTTGGTTTGATTTCATCAAACAATGTTCTTGAGAAAGTATATTCCCCTGATCCTGTTTCAAAAGAGGTAATAGATGGTTCTTATACAACTGATACAACCAATACAGTTCCTCTTACTCCAACTGATAAGGAGCAAATAGAATCTGCAATTCAAACTAATGCAAATAATATTGAGATTTTAGATGAAAATAAAGTTGATAAAGTTGAAGGATATGGTTTGTCCAAAAATGATTTTACTGATACTCTTAAATCTAAATTGGACGAAATAGATGAGTCAGCAGATGTCAATTTAATTGAGAGTATCTCTATAAATGGAACTAACATACCAATTATAGATAAAAATGTTGATGTTATTGTCCCTACTAAAACTAGTGATTTATCTAATGATAGTGATTTTACTACCAATAATCATGTAGATAATGTTAAAGACTATTTAGAAGAAAAAATAGATGAAAATACTCAAACTATAGGTGAAAATGCAGACGCAATTGAAGAACTTAATAATAATTTATTGAACTATTCATTAATAAATGAGACTGGAAATAAAATTCAATTATTGATGGATACTTCGACTTATAAGATAAAAGCTATATTAAAAGATAAAAATAATAATATTATTGATACTTCAAATGAAATTGATTTACCAATGGAATCTGTTGTATTGAATGTTACATACAGCAGTACAGATAAAGAATTAGTAATAACTCTTCAAAATGGATCTATTACTAGAGTTCCATTAACATCACTTATTTCAGGTCTTGTTAATGAAGATACTTTGGAATCTACATTAGATGATTATGTTTTAGTTTCCGATTATAATGCAGCAATATCTAATTTGGAAACAGGTAAAGCTGATAAAAACACAACTTATACAAAAAATGAAGTTGATCAATTACTTATTGATGGTAATTATAATTTTGCTACTTTTGAATTAGATATTGATACAGGAGAATTATATTTGAGAAAAACAGATGATATGTTATTACAATTTAATATTGATGAAAATGGCTATTTGGAGGTGATTATTTAATGGCTATAAGAGAAAAAATAGGAAAAGTAAGTTATGTTCATAAAGGAATATATAATTCATCAAATTCTTATAACAGATTAGATGTTGTTAATTATAATGGATCTAGTTATGTATCAAGAACAGATAATAATACTAGTAGTCCAACAGATACAAGTGCATGGACTTTATTAGCATATTCACCAGTTAAAGGAATTGATTACTGGACCCCACAAGAATTGGCTGATTTTGTACAAAAGACAAATCCTGAGACAATACCTAATAAGTTTACATTTACAACATTACCTGAAGCGAATATAGATCCTACTACAAATAATCAATTTACAAGGAAAAAATATGTTGATGATAATGTTGCTAATATAAATGGATTCCTTCTTAATGGAACAAATCCAACAAAAATAAAAGATTTTTTAACTATGATGAGAGCTATGTTAGTTACAGAAGGCGAATATGGTGTTGAATGGGATTTGTTCGCAACTAACAATAGTTCTAGTTGTACTAAATTGTATGATAATGTAGGATTAAGTATCACTCCTGGAACTGATTCAGTTGCAGAAGTAAACAATTATCCTAAAATATTTGAATCAATTGATTGTAATTATATCAATATTAATGGAGAAGATATTATTACAGCATTAAAAGGAATGTCTAATTATGGTGAGACTCCTTCAGAAATACAAGATGTTACAATTGATGGAGTAACTTATACTCCTGACGTTGGAACTGTACATTTTTCAAGATATGAAAAATATGGAATAAATAGTTCAGGGAAAATGGAATACTCTATGTCATGGATTCCAAGAGATGGATATACTCTTATTGATTTAGGAAAAGATAAAAATGGAAACTTTAAACCATATTTCATTATTGCAAAATATGTTGCAGGATATGATGGAAATAATAAAGTAAGAAGTGCTGCAGGGTTAGATCCAGCGTGTCATTTAACTGGTAGTTCTGCAGGAGATGAGAATGCAGATCACAATATGAATTATACTAATTGTATTAATATATTCCATACTAGAGGAAATTATTATTCAGCAGCTTTAATGTCTGAATACGGTTTCATTATGAGAGATTTTTGGTTAAAGTTTGGAACAAGAAACACTCAATCAATTATGGCTGGAAATACATCAAACAGTTATCAATATGCTGTAGCTACTGCTGAAACTGATGTACATAGAGTTGTATTAACTAATGCACAAGCAGCTAATATTGATTTATTAAGTTGTGTTTCTGTTGGTGATAGAGGTACTGCTACTAATAACGATCGTATTAATAAATACATGCACAATATTTGTAAATGTGCTAGAGTAATAGCTAAAGAAACTGTAGATACAGATCATACAGCTTTAATTCTTGATCATGCTAACTTTAACACTACTTCAACTACATATGTTTCTACAATGCACGAAAGAAGTGGTTATAGTAAGTATGTAAGAGGTAGATATGGTTCACCAGTAAATAATACTAACGGAAAGCATGGTATGGTATTTAATGGTATAGAAATAGCTGTAGGAGGTTATGAAGTTGCTGGTAATGCAATATTAGATATTGTAGATGATACAGGAAAGAGAGAGGTTTATGTTATGAATAATGCAACAAAACTAAGTGGAACTGTTGCAACTATTAAAGATACATATACAAAGTCCTCTTTATCAATTCAACCAACTACATTAAACACATGGAATTACATAACTAGATACGATTATGATATTACTAATGGTTTAATGGTACCTACAGAAGCAGGTCAAAGTGGATCAGGAACTTCTACAGGATTTGCAGATGGATTATATGTGGATAATGCAGCAAGTGGTCAAAGGGAATGCTTGTGGCTCGGCGGTCTGAATTATAATGGTTATGCTGGCTTGTCCTGTCTCATTCCGATTTATGGTATTTCAAATGGTAGTTGGTATGTCCTCGCTCGTCTCTCAACAAATGGTGTAAGGGGGTGAATTGGCCTTGCCAAGAGGGGACTCCCCCCTAATTAATTAAAAGTATGCTATAATATTAAATGAGGACCCGAAAAAGAGGT